TGCGGCAGGCTCGTCAGCCAGTAGTTGGATAAATATTGGTACAAATTCAGCACCTTCAGCAGTTACTTCTGGTGCTCTAGCTTTTTCTGGCGGAAACACTTCTTTAAATACAGGCGGAATTGGAGGCCCTACTGCATCTGCTGTAGGAGATACAAAAAATGCTGGCGGCGCTGGTGGTACTGGCTACATCAGTACAAGAAGAAACGGCGGTGGAGGCGGCGGTGCGGCTGGCCCGTCTGGTGCGGGCGCAACTGGTGGAAGCGGATTTACAACAGCAAACCGAGGTGGCGGTGGTGGTGGTGCGGCAAACGGAGGCAGTGCTGGTAGTGCTGGCACAAATATAGCTGGCGGTGCTGGCGGGAGTATTACTGGAGGTTCTGCTGGTGCTGGAGCCACGGCTTCATCTGGGGCTACAGCGGGTACAAATGGTGGTGGGAGTGGAGGAGGATTTGCAACAACATTTGGTGCGACTCAAAAGGGTTCAATTCTTTCTTTTGAAAACGGTCTTTATTACATAAATGGCGGCACTGGCGGTAATGGTGGTCAAACAGGTGTTGCTAATTCTGGCGGTCAAGGGGGCGCTGGTTTTCGTGTAAGTAATAATGGTGCGTTTAACTACGGCGAGGGCCTTGTTGTCTTTACTTATGTTCCAGCCGCTAATGTTAGTGTTAGTGTTAATGTAGTTGGTGTATCATCCACTGGTAGTGTTGGTAGTTTAACAGTCTCAGGAAAGAGTAGATTTACACCAACAGGGATGGCTTCTACAGGCTCTGTAGGTAGCATAACTGTAGAGGCTAAGGCTCAGATATTATTAACAGGAAGTGCTTCTTCTGCTGTTCTTGGGAGTGCTGTTGCAAAAGCAAACGCCATTGTTTCTGTAACAGGAATCTCAGCCACATCAGCTTTAGGCACTGTAACTACACAGATAACAGAACTTTCACCAATAATATCTATTACTGGCTTTCAAGCAACAGGTAGTGTAGGTAGTTTAACTCTTATTGGTAAAGCCAACACTAGTATTATTGGACAAGGAATAATTTCTAGTTTAGGAATTGTTGAAGTAAAAGCAAAAAGTGTTTGTGTTACAACTGGTGTATTGGCTACAGGAAATATTGGTAATGTTACAATTACCAATGTTGTTTTTGATTTTAATGCTGTTGCAGCTTTATATGATAGAAATAGGACAGTGTTTGTAGAAGCTAAATCCACTACCAAAGAACGCACAGCTTTGGTGATGAAAGATAATAGGGTTGTATACATAGAAGGAAGATCTTCCTCATATGATAGAAGTGTATTAGTGGAATAAGGAATAATATGTCATTTAAATGGCCTAATAAAGACCCAGATGAAATTTTAGACTACAGTGTTGACTGGTCTAGATGGCTTAATGGTGCTACCATCACATCTATAGTTTGGTATGTAGATAATTCTACTGGAACAAAAACAGCTTTACCTGCAAGTACCGTTGTTAATGGTTTACAAAATGTTGGTCAAACTATTAGTGGTGGGGTGGCTACAATTAATTTAGGCTTAGGCACAAACAATACTGAATATAAAATCTATTGTAATATGACTGACAATAGTGGTAATGTGGCTGAGCGTGTTATTAGATTAAGAATTAAGGAACAATAATGGCATATAATTTTCTTGATCTAGTCAATGAAGTGAATAGAAGACTCAATGAAGTTGAGCTTACTTCTAGTAATTTTCCAACTGCTGTTGGCTTCTATGCACACAATAAAGATGCAGTGAATGCTGCCATTAGAGACATCAATCATATCCACCATGAGTGGCCTTTCAATCATGTGTTAGCAGAAGAAACATTAACGGCTGGTACTACCCGTTATGCTTTTCCCACTGATGCTAACACCATAGACTTTGATACTTTCCGTATTGAGGAAAGCACAACATTTAATAATAAAACACAAAAGCTAACTATTCTTTCATATGAAGACTATTTGTCTAAATATATTGATCAAGAATATACAGCAGATACAAGCAAGAGAGATGTTCCTTCCTTTGTCTTTCACGCCCCAAGCTTAGAGTTTGGTATGGTTCCTGCACCTAAAGATGCCTACACTTTATATTATGAATACTACAGAATACCTGTAGACTTGTCTTCATATACAGATGTTCCTTCTATTCCTGAAAGATTTAGACATGTAATTATTGATGGTGCAATGCACTATGCATATTTATTTAGAAGTAATGAACAAGCATCTAGCATGGCTAAGGCTAAGTTTGAAGAAGGTGTCAAACGTATGCGTACTATGTTAGTTAATAGATATACATACATGAGATCAGGAATGCTTGTTCCATCTAAAGCTACAGCTTTTGGCGATAGGGTGAATTAATGGCAGACTTATGGCAGACTTATGCTTTTGAATTTAAGGGTGGCTTGCTCTCTAGCTTGTCTCCTTTACAGCAAGGTATTAATGCTCCGGGCAGTGCTCGTCTATTGAAAAACTTTGAGCCTTCCACTGATGGTGGTTATAGAAGAATAGAAGGCTTTGATAAATATGACAGTGCTTTTGTTCCAGCTTATGGCCTACCTAAAGTACATGGTAGTGGTCAGACAGGAACAACACTTGTCTTAGGAAATATATTTACTACCCCTGTTGCTGGAGATACACTCACCATTGCTGGTGTTGCGGGGACATATACAATAGCTAGTGCTGGTGTTTCTTTTGATAGTACAAATAAGAGAGCCACACTAACACTAACAACATCTATGGCTAGCAGCCCTGCTGATAAAGCCGCTGTAACTTTTACTTCACATACAGGTGTTGTTAACGGTGTGGCAACGTGGGAAAGCACTGTCATTGCTTACAGAAATAATGATGTTTATAAATCTACAGGTAGTGGTTGGACAAAGATTAATATTCCCTCATATGGCACTGTGTTAGTTAATGGTGCTAGTCAAACAGGAAGCAGTTTAGCAGTAGACGGATTGACAGATGTTCCTCAAGTAGGAGATACGTTTTCTATTGCAGGCGTAGAGAAAATCTACACTGTTACAGCAACTGTCACTGTCACAAGCGGGGGTGCTACATTATCTATCAACCCTGCTCTAGCTAGTAGTCCTGCTGATAACGCAGCCGTTACTTGGTTATCTGTAAACTACACTGGTGGTATTAAACTTAGAACAGCTAAATATAGAATTAACAGTGTTGATAAAATTATAGGTGTAAACGGAACAAACTATCCCTTTATTTGGGACGACACAACTTTTACTTCGTTGGATACTAATACTGATTTGTTAGGCGCTGATTTTGTAGTGTTTCATAAAAATCAGTTATTCTTTGTAAATGAAGACAAGCTTATTTTTTCTGCTCCATATACAGACACTGATTTTACAGCAGCTAATGGTGCTGGCGTTATTAGTGTTGGGGCGATAATAACAGGCATCATTGTTTTCAGAGAAGCCCTAATTATTTTCACTGATAAAAGTATTAGTCAGCTTGTAGGAAACACAATATCAGATTTTAATCTTCAACCAATTACAAGAAATGTAGGCTGTGTAGCTACTGACACCATACAAGAGATTGGTGGAGACATTATGTTCTTAGGCCCAGAAGGTTTAAGACTACTAAGCGCAACAGATAGAACAGGCGATTTTAACTTAGGTGTAGTATCAAAGTCTATACAAGCAGAAGCCACTGAACTTATATCTTCTAGTAGTAGTTTTGCTAGTGTTGTTATTAAACAGAAGTCTCAGTATAGACTTTTAGGATATAATGCTTCTGTTACAACAGCAAGTGCTAAAGGTATTTTAGGCACTCAAATGGTTGGGGATAATACCAGCACTATGGCTTGGGCTGAGACAGTGGGCATTAAAGCGTATGTAGCAGACAGTAATTATATAAATCAAACAGAAACTATTATATTTGCCCATTCTGATGGATATGTTTATCAGATGGAAAGCGGTAATAGTTTTGATGGTAATAATATTTTAGCCAACTTTGCCACTCCATTTGTTCCTGTCACTGATCCAAGAGTTAGAAAGACTTTCTATAAAATGTTTTTATACACAGACCCACAAGGATCTGTTAATATGTCAGTTAATTTAAAACTTGACTTTGATGATTTTGGAAGCATACAACCAGAAACTATTTCCTTGTCCAATGTGGATAGTGGTAGTAGTGTTGGTTTCTATGGAACTAGTACGGCTAAATATGGCACTACAAAATATGGTGCAAAGCTTAAGAAGCTGTTCCAAACACAAGTAATTGGAAGTGGTTTCTTTATTTCATTGCAATTTGTTTCAGATGGTACAGACCCACCTTTCTCATTAGACGCTGCTACGTTAGAATATTCTAACCATGACAGGCGTTAATGTGGTAAAACTGTTAGGCGTTTATTAAGGAAATAACATGGCAGGATATACAAGAGTAGATACTATTAATAACATTGCTGATGGTAATATTATTAATGCTGCTGATTTAGATGGGGAGTTTGATGGTATTCAAGCTGCCTTTAATTCGTCTACGGGCCATAATCATGATGGTACTGCTGGTGAAGGAGCGCCTATTCTTGCGCTCGGCCCTGCTCAAGATGTAACAATTTCAACAACTGTGCTTGGTGTTAAGACAACTAACACTGTAGACTTAGGTACAACTGGTCTTAAATTTAAAGATTTCTATTTAGCTGGTGCTGCTTCTATTGGTGGTGCATTAACATATGGTGGTGTCACATTAAGTAGCGCCGTAACAGGCACTGGCAACATGGTGTTGTCGGCCTCTCCTACATTGACAGGAACAATTACAGCAGCCGCTGCTACTTTTTCTGGAAACGTAACCCTTGGCGATGCCGATACTGACACCATCACAGAAAATGCGTCATATGTCGCAGGCACTCAGCTTAAGTCAGCAAAGACAGCAACCAATACGTTAAATCTCGCCGCTTATGACACAGACGGCACAGCATACACAAACCTAATTACGTTAACTGCCAGCACTACTCCTACACTTGCACTTACTTCGATAGGTGTGGGCACGATTAATAATATGTCCATTGGGGCAACGACTGCAAGCACTGGAGCTTTTACTACTTTGTCAGCTACAGGTAATACGACCATAGGTGCTGCTGACACTGATACCATCACTCAAGCGGCCTCCTATGTTACAGGCACAGTTTTAAGGTCTGCAAAATTAGCAACCAACACACTTGCCCTTGCAGCATATGATGTGGATGGTGCAGCCTATACCAACTTAATTACGTTGACTGCGGCTAATGCACCAACACTGACGTTAACATCAACGGGCGTAGGCACAATCAATAACATGTCTGTTGGTGCAACCACAGCATCAACAGGAGCATTCACCACGTTGTCTGCTACAGGTGCAGTAACCTTTAACACGACTACCAATTCCCAGTCATATACCACCACAGGCGCAGGCACAATTACGATTAGCTCAGGCACTGCTGGTACTATTGACAATATGTCCATTGGTGCAACAACAAGAAGCACTGGCGCTTTTACTACCGTTGGTATTGGCACAGCTTCCCCTTCAGTTAACCTTGAAGTGGCTGGAAGTAACAATTCCACTTGGTCGGCTACTAGCACGACAATTTCTGGCACAACATTAACCATTGCTGGCGCAGTAACAGGCGGCACGATTGCTATTGGTGATTTGGTTTTTGGCCCGGGCGTACAGCCATACACTCGCATTACGGCTGGCTCTTCTCTTTCATGGACTGTAAGCGTTTCACAAACTATTGCTACCGCTATCACAGCTGTTGGCGGTGCAACATACGGCAAGACGCTTATCAGAATAACTGATACAGATACTGATCAAGATACTGGTCAACCAACTGGCGGTTTACAATTTTTTACATCTGACACCAACGCCCCGACTGCTGGTGTAGGTGCTTATGTTGCCGCACTTGCAGAAAGCGCCACACCAGATACAGCACTTGTATTTGGTACACGAAATAACGGTGGCGGTGGTGTTGACGCTAACGAGCGTATGCGTATCGACTCCAGCGGTAATGTGGGGATTGGTACTAGTTCGCCTACAAACACTCTGTCTGTAGCAGGAAATGTCAATGTCACAGGCAACACCACCCTTGGTGATGCAGTAGCAGACACCATTACTGTAAATGGGCAGTTTGTTACAGGTACAGTGCTGCGCTCTGCACAAACAGCAACCAACACACTTGCACTTGCTGCGTATGACGTAGATGGCGCTGCATACACAAACTTGATAACTTTGACAGCCAGTAACACACCTACATTGGCTCTTACCTCGACAGGTGTTGGCACGATAAACAATATGTCTGTAGGTGCAACAACGGCAAGCACTGGAGCTTTTACCACTTTGTCAGCTACAGGTGTAACAACCGTGCAAGCTGGAACAGAGTTGTTGCCTGCCATCACCACAACAGGCGACACCAACACAGGTATATGGTTTCCTGCCGCTGACACCATTGCCTTTACTGAGGGTGGTGTTGAGTCTATGCGCATCGACTCCGCTGGTGACTTAGGTATTGGCACTACTTCTCCCTCTAGAAGACTTCATGTTGTTGGTAATAATGCAGTTGCGCTTCTTGCGGAAAGCGGAACAGACAACACAGTTGCAATTTTTAACAGCTCAAACACTCAAGCCAACTTAGACATTACAGCAAGTGGTGCTAGATTTAGGTC